CGAAGAGTCAACCCTCAGAGTTGACCGCTGAGGAAACGCCGTTGAGCGACGCTGACCTGAACACGATCCGTTCCCTTCTGAAAGAAGAGCCGGTCGCCAACAGGAACAAGATCATCAAGGCGTTCATGCAGGAGTTCAAGGTGCCCGATGGCGAGCTGATCACTGCTCACATCACCCTGCCCAAGCATCAGCGGTTCATTACTGAGCGCCTCTCCTGATAGCGCCATGACCGACGAGATGATGCACGCCCAGATGGCGGCTCTTTACGCTCAGCAGCGCCGAGGCCAGAAACCTTTGGATCATCTCGAAACCATCCTGCCTCCTCAGCTTTGTGAATCCGTGCGGCACTATGCCGAATCACGCGACTACACAACGAAGCAGGCTTTGTCCCACATCGTTTCCAAATTCTTCGGCTCATGCTTCAAATCACCGCAGTCGGCAACCTCGCAGCCGACCCTGAGGTCCGCCAAGTAGGCGACAACGAAGTCGCCAACTTCACGATCATCTGCAACAAGAAGATCAAAGGCGAAGAGCACACGTCAGCACTGCGCTGCGCAGTCTGGGGTCCCCGCGCCAAGGTCGTCTCCGACTTCCTCAACAAAGGCTCCCAGGTCACCGTCACTGGTCAGGCATACGTCGAGACCTACGAGACGAAGACCGGCGAAACCCGCGCCAATCTCAACGTCGCTGTTAACGACTTCTCACTGCCTCCTAAGCCTCGGGTTGAATCAGACTCGATGCCGTTCTAGTGTCCCGGGGGGCTTGCCCCCCTTTTTTATGTTTTCATGCCAGACCCGCTCCGCGATTACCTAAATCAGATCGGCAAAATTCCGCTCCTGACTGCGGCGGAAGAAATCGAACTCGGCAATTCCATCCAGCGCATGATGCCATTGCTGGACAAGCCAGACCCGACCAAGGAAGAGCAGAAGGTCATCCGTATCGGCAAGCGCGCCAAGAAGCGCATGGTGCAGGGCAACCTGCGCCTCGTGATTAGCGTCGCCAGCAAATACAACAAGATGACCAGCCGCCTGTCGATGCAGGACCTGATTCAGGAAGGGAATATCGGCTTGATCCGCGCGGTTGAGATGTTTGATCCCTCCAGGGGCTACAAGTTCTCAACCTATGCCTACTGGTGGATTCGTCAGGGCATCATGCGCGCCACCCAGACCCAGGACCGCATGATCAAGCTGCCATCTGGAGCGCCGGATGGCTTGCGCAAGGTCAAGTACTTCATGATCGACTACCAAAAGGAGCACGGCGTCATGCCGACGCTCAAGCAGTGCGCTGATCTAATCGGCGTGCAGCCGGAGACGATGCGGAATTACTTGCAAGCAGCGTCAGATGCCACCAGCCTTGATGCCAAAGCCAAATCCAGAACGGACGATGGCAGTTCCATCATTGACCTGATCCAAAGCACTTACGGCGCTGCAGACGAAGACCTGGAGCTGGGCACGGCAGCGCTTGCTATCAAACGCGCCTTTGGCGAGATGACGGAGCGAGAGCGCATCATCATCACCATGCGCTACGGGTTAGACGGTGAAGAGCCGTTATCGAACCCGAGCATCGCCAAAAAGATCGGCATCCACAAAGAAGCCGCCCGCAAACTTGTCCACCAAACCGAAAACAAACTACGCGACCTGCTGATGGATAGACCGCCGGGAAAGTCGAAGCGACAGAAGAACAGCTCCAGCTTGACCTGGGGCTGGGGTTGAACGATGGGAATCAGTCAGAAGTGCCCTGAATGCGGATCATGCAGGACAAAAGTGGTAATGACAAAGCCAGTCGAGGAAGGTGGAACGCTGCGCCGCAGGCATTGCACAACCTGTGACCATCGGTGGTACACCTACCAGGATCCTGAGATGATGGTGAAAGCCCACCAAGTTGTCTGGCGACACAGGCACTACGTTCGAGTTCTCCGATTAGATGAAACGAGAAGCGCTTCACCTCCAAGGTGACATGACCGTCGAAACCGGAAGGGATTTCAACGGACGGTTTTTTATCGCCTATGCCCGTGGTGCCAGCGTCTTCGTTAGAGAGCACAAGGAAGTCCGCCAGTTCCTCAGGCTTGCGCCGAAGACTAGAAGCCGCGACGCACTCGACTCATGGTTTGCATCGCTATCTCTAGGAGACCAAGGACATAACCCAGTGCCCACAGGACCGGACCTAGGACTTTCAGAGCGAGCGAAAGCAGAAGGTTTTGGTCCTGAGTGCCATCTGGACGAGAGCGATCCGAATCATCAAACCCGAACTGTGATCTGACGTAGGCGCAGGCGGCAGGATCAACCTCTTCCAGTTCGCTTAGCTCTGCTTTCAGCTCCAGCTCAGTGATATGGCGGACGGCTTGCTTGATCAGCTTTTGCTGGAAGGCGTTCTGCTTTGATAGTGCTGCGCAAAGATCACGAACCTGACCTTCGTCACTGGCGGCAAGTATTGACCTTGCTTGCTGTTCAATGCGCAGCTCTTCCTCCATTGTTAGGTTGACTACCATCCAGTCTCCCCAAGTCATGTCGGAATGGCAGCATGATTTTCAAGATAGCTGCATGACTCCGCCAAAAATTGAAGAAATAGAAACAGAAGGCGGGAAAAGATGGCGCGTGATCTACGCCGGGATGGTGAAAGATCACAAGCAAGAATGGCAAGCAGTTCGCCATTACAACGAAGCTTGCGAGGTTTACGGGCAGCAGCTAGGGCTGCGTCGTTGGCTGGATAAGTAACGGCGGGAAAGCGTCGACAAGGATTGCCCAGCCGCTCCGGGCTCCTTCGACTTGCCAGCGGTGCAGAAAATCTTTCCGGTCGTAAAAAACGCCAGCACCTTCACCACGCTTCAGCAGCTTGCCCCTTTGGATGTCATGCTCACCCCTCGGGTCGTGCATGATGAAAAACTTGTCGGTGTACCCAATAATCACCGACCAATGCCCAAAGCCTTCTGCTGGGCGTCCGGCGCTGATGTCACCTTTATGAAGCCAGCCAACAGCGATCGGTCTGCCGCTATCGATCTCGGCTTCAATCAAATCTTCCGTGCCATCACGGACAAACTCAGCGCGCAAGCCCAGCTCTGACAATGCTTTGAGTTGCGCGTCGACTTCAACAGTGTCGCCGTATTTAATGCGAACTCGGTCGTACTCTTCATGCTCACCGATGACGCCATAATTAGCGGCAATCATCGCCATCGCTGACGTAAAGCACTTGCGGTAGCCGTTCTTCAGCTCGTACTGGCTGAAATACGGAACCCTGAACGGCAGCAGCTTGCCCCCGCTTTTCCAGATCTCGAACCATTCGGCGTCATGCTCCAGCAGCTCCGGAGGCATGTCTTCCTGCAGTCTTTGGATCGCAGCGCGCTGATGCGGACTGTTCTCGAAGTACTGAAAGAACTGTTCGAGACGGATCATGGCTGAAGCAAGCCAGTCCAAATACATGCCGGTCAGTCGTTAAATAATGCGCGCCCAAGCATGTCGCACAATTGATCATCGACTTTGTTGTCGGTCTTCTCGACCATTGCGCGGCAAAGATCAAGGATCAAACGCTTGACCGCGTCCGATTGCAGGAAAGCAAACAGGACCGGACGGATTAAAGCGATCATCGCCATACGGCAGTTGGGCGAAGTCTAGGGTTGTTTTACTGACCCTTCAAGGCGAGCAATTTTCTGTTCCGCCGCACTGAGCCGGGAGAAAATCTCAACACGCTCTGACCGCAGGTCATTGTGCAGGTCTTCAAGGCGGTTGTTGATTGCCTCTACGCTGGAGGTCAGTCGTACCAATGAATCCCGGCGTTCGGCTCCCCTGCGGAGCTGGGTGTTCACCCCTAGGAACGCTGCGGAAATCGTTGCCCCCATGGCTGCAGCCGCAAGCTCCACCACGTTCCTTCAAAAGCCTCTATCCATCATGGCGACCCCTGAAGAGCAGAATGCGAACCAAGAAAAGGACGGGGTTCATTTGGCAGATATTGTCCGCCTGATGGTTTTGGGGTGGTCAGCAACACTGCTGACTGTGTCCTATTTGAATCTGTTCCCAAACATGAAGATGGACTCGACGTTTATTGCGAGTCTTCTTACTGGGGCGATGGCTGGTTTCGGGATTGAGCGGAAGACAGGCAATCAAACAAAGAAGGAACCACCTACAGTCAAAGGAACAACTGCTAAGGCGAAAGATGCGCAGGCTTCTGCCCCTGGTAGTTCTGCTGGCAGCTAGCCCTGCTCACGCAGACATCGTTCACAAGATCCAGTCAAGCGTTCAGCTCACTGTTGATGCCGCCGCAAGTGCAGCCACCCGAGTTCCCACCGTCTACTCCGTCTCCGGATCAGGAGCTTCCACTACTGATGGAAGCAATGCTGGCGCTCTCGGCGGTTTTGGGGCTGTTACTAACGGTGTCCCTTCTGTCACCACCGTCACTGCAACTCAAGCCACCACAGGAGATGCCTTCTCGTTCTCTGCCAGTTACATAGAAGGCGACAGCACCAGCACGACTAGCACCACTGTGACTAGCGGCGTTACTGGCAGCCTGCCGCTGTTTGGCAATACGACGACGACTAGCGGCGGCGTTGCTGGCACCCTCGCGGGCACTATCGATTCAGCTCATGGCTTGACCGTCACGGCTGGCGGTGCTGGCACTTCTGCTACCGGGCAGATGGTCACCGAGATCCGGATCGACTAATGCGGTGGCTGCTTTTGCTGCTGGTGCTTCAAGCACCTGCTGTAGCGATGCCGGTCGTGCCGAATTTTCGCACGGGCACCATGACCAGCCGGACGGAATCAACGACGCAGGTCACCGAAACTATCCGCTCGGTTGACTACGCCACCGGCTACACCTATTCAGCAAGCGGCTCAGGTGTCCAGCACTCGGGAAGTTCAATCCTTCCTGGTGCTGGTCCTGTCCAAACCCAAACGATTGACGGCGTCACATCCTCGTGGACTGGACTAGCTCTAGAGAACAAGCCAACCTGGTCAATGACAACGCCAGGCGCATCATTCCAGTTCGTCGAAAGCTACAGCGGACCAGGGCTGCAAACAGCCACCGAGATCCAGCGAACAACGGTCGTCGAGTCAGTTACCGACACCACCTCGGTCTTTGGACCTTAGTCCTGCTGTTGCCGCTGCCTAGCTACGGGCAGGCAAACGCAACGGCAAACCCGGTAGCGAATAGCAGTGGATCGGTCACGAACCAAGCGATCCAAATGCTGACGGGTCCATACCCGACCAACGCTTACGGACCGTCGATCTCCTGCCAGGGTCCGACGTTCAACCTTTCGCCGTTCGTCACTACCAGCAAGTCATACGCCCTGCCGTACAGCTCCACGGTGCGGACACCGTATTACGACCCCACCGACGATGATGAAAACGGCGTACCGGACAACCCAGGAAATATCCTCTACTACCAAGAGCTCCCGAGCGGTCAGAAAAACAACCACGCTCTTAACTTCGGCGTTAGCGCAACCCTAAGCTTCCCGCTCGATGGTGGGCTCCAGGAGCGCTGTAAAGCCAGCGCCGACACCCACAATGCCCTCCAGCGCCAGATCCTCGCTAACAAGCGCCTGGACTTTGAGCTTTCGAGGCTCCGGCACTGTGGCGAGCTCGCTCAAAAGGGCATCGCCTTTCACCCGCAGAGCAAGTTCTACGTCATCTGCTCCGACGTGATCCTCAAGCCCAAACCAGGACAGGTGCTGCCGCACGTCCACAAAATCACGCTTTCAAAGCCCGCCGCAAAGCCCGCAAAGCCCGGTTCCGATCCCGCTGCGCCAGCCGCCGCTCCAGCAGCGAATCAACGTGGACAGGCTTACCCCTTAACTGTGAAACCTTTTTTACCGTCTTCTTCACCGTAGGTTTTATCAGCTTCAGAATCAGGTCAGCCAGCGGTTTCGCAACCAGCGCTGAAGTCGCCGCCACCAGGGCGATCGTCGTCGTCGTGACGACCGCTCCGACTGGGGGCAGTCCGTCGATGGCTTGCTCGATAAACGGCTTGTCAGGCTCTGCTGCTTCTGTCGCTTGAGCTGACGGCGAATCCGCTGCAGGTATTCGCGGGATTGGCGCAGGCTTAATGGCTTCTGGTTCATCGTCGGAATCGTCGCTGCTTTGCGGCAAGCTCTGCTGCAGGATTTGAAGCTCGCTCGGCGTGAAATCCATCGGCACGAACGATGGCACCTGACCTTCAGGACAAAAGGCACCAACGCGCCCAGGGTCGTCCTGCAGCAAACTTGGGTTGAGCTTGGCGTCTGGATGAACTGCCGCGCATCCGGGCAGCTCAACCACCGGCATCCCTAGTTGGAGGGTGACAGGGGGCGCATCCGGCAGAGCTCTAGCCTCTGGTATGCGTTGGATCGCTGGAAGTTGTACAGGTTGGATGGTGACTGACCTGATTTCAGGCATCCCTCAAGCAGCTCGCAAATCAAGTCAGGCAGGTAATCGGCGTCGTATCCGTAAAGCCCGGTAACAGCGTCATACCAAAGCCCGCTCTTCTCGTGAGGGCGTTCAGGTGTCATGGCTTGGCAAAGGGGATGGCAGGTCCAGTCTGCGTAGGTATCTGCTTAACCACGCCGTCGATCTTGCCGTCGAGCTTGTCAGTCAGCTCCGCTTCTACGGCACCAGTGATCTGACCGCTGATGCGCTTCACAGCAGCACGCTGCAGCGCTTCCATTTGAAAGAACGAGATAACAAGCGCAGCGGTCATCGAACCGGACAGCAGGAAAGCAGTTACTGCCAGCCCGTTAATGATCTTTTGCACGCAGTAGCTCCTGCTCTTTGCTGTACGCCTCGACTGTATAGAAGTCGAGCAAATCCTGCACAGCAGGCAAGAGCCAGCGATGGACGTTCCGGCAATGCTCCCAATTCTCAGGGCGCACAATGCACGGGACGACAACTACCCGCACGAAGCTGAACAGGTAGCGATGGCTAATCACCAGTTGGTGATACCAGCGCAGCGACCAGCACTCTCGGTATGAAGAGCAAAAAAAGACCCGCCGAAGCGGGTCCTGGTGTTGGTGTGATGTAGTCAGTATGCCGTCAAAAGGAATACTTGGCACCGACTTTGCTGCCGTAGCCATTGACGTCATCGAAAGCAGCAGACAGCTCGCCGTAGACGCTCAGCTTGTCGGTAGCTTTCACCGAGCCACCCAGTTTGCCGGTGAGGATGGTTTCGCCGTCAACGCCATTGGGCTGGACGTAGGTAGGACCACCTTGGAGGTAGAAGCTGGCAACGTCATTGCCGCTCTCATAACCCAGGTGCAGGTCAGTGGCAGAGCCAGCAAAGGTGCTACCAGCCCAGCCAGCATTGTTCTCAACGTTGACGTAAGGACCAGCCATGGCAGGTGCAGCCAGAGCGACAAAAGCGATGGCGGCAGATGCGGTTTTGATCATGGGATTAAATAATCGTCTCGGAATCCTACCGATTGATTTAGGGGGACAGTCAGAAGAGTGGCTTCCCAAGACAAAACCCCTCCCGGTTGGCGCGGAAGGGGTTCTGCTGCGCACCCACGCAAAAGCAGCTTAGTAGCTTTCTGGTGGATGAGACATTGGACCGCTATCGAACGGATCTCTCCCGCCTTTAGAAATGATTACAGCACGGACATAGAAGTGGTTATCAGTCTTCCCCGCTTTCTCTAGCGCCTCTTTTACCTTGCGCCAGTTTTCGCGGGTGTGCTGATCCACTTACCTGCCCTGCCCTCTGTACACCTTACGGTCGCCTTTGGCTTTTGAGTGTTGACCGGCACCTTGCCTAGTTTTCTTAGGCTTTCCAGGGCGGTGCGCTTCCCGCCCCAATGCAGTCTTTGACTTGACCGCCATTACCAAGGCACTCCGGCAGCCTTAGTGGGAGCAGCCTTTTCGTCGATCTGGGCTTGGAGCGCAGCTTCGATTTCGGCAACTTTTTCGGCGCCAAACTGCTCTTTGACCCAGCCGACCACGGTCTCCTCGTCGAGATCCTCGAACTCAACGGTCACATCACCGTCAAAACCGAGAGAGCCGTAAGCGCCAGCAGAGTAGAAGCCGCCGGACTCGCTGCTGGGGTCAACCTGATCGGAAAGAGCGTTGACCGTGTAGTGGACGGTGAACACTTTGCCGGAAGCGGTTTCCCGCTCCATGTTTGCGACCTTCCAGGTGTAGGTGGTAGCCATGAGTGAAGTAGATCCTGAATGAGCTTAAGGGTGGTGCAACCTGTTGGGAATAGCCGGTTGCCCGCCTGGGTGATTAGCGAGTAGGACTAATCAGCACGCCATCAGCACGCAGGGCACGCAGTAGCTGCCGTCGTCATAGGTGCAGCTCACGTTGGTGCTAGTCACCTTGGCAATGGTCTTGCTGCGGATGATGTCATCGTCTTGGGGTTTGGCGGTGCCATCACCAGCGGACATCAGCAGATCACCGCGTTCAACCGTGACACCCTGAGCAATGCGGATAACAAAGTCACCCGTCATCGCGCAGTAAAAATCGTCGGTGTAGGTGTCGTCATCATCGTCCCAAGCTTGGAACACGCCGGACACGTTTTTGTCGCCTTCAACATCACTAACCTTCATGCGGTTGAGTTGTTCGTTATCTTCTTCGCCCCATTCGCACATCTCGTCGATGTTGCTAAGGACAGAACCACGAAGGATTTCAGTACGTTCTACGCCACCAGGAAGTTGAGACCAACGAGCAAGGTGTGCGCCGTTGTAGGAAACAGTGGTTCCGCTAACGGAGATACTTCCTGCAGTAACAGTGTCGTTGTAAAAGTTAATTAGTACTCCGTCGGTTCCCTTTCTGTTCAGATAACAAGGAATATCGTCAGTTACTGTGCTTCGGATGCCACGAGTTTCACTTAGTAAAATTCCGTCTGTGCCGACAGTTGTTACTGTTTTCCCAACAAATACATCGCCACTGCTATCAATCCTCATCCGCTCCGTCGGAGAAGACGCCCCATCCGCCGTAGTGGAGAACTCTAGGCGAGTTGGCTTTGATGTAGTTGACCAGCTTGTGCCGTCGATAACGGCTCTAATTTGGGCACCGTCACCATCGCCATTGTCATCTGCAAAGATGATTCTGCTTATTTCAGCGTTTAAGTTATTACCGGAGATAGTGCTGTATTGCCTTAAAAGAGCAATGCGCCCAGGGTTGGTAGCACTCCCGTATCCTCCTTTGAACGCTGCTGTAGTGCTTTCAGCATAAGTAGACGTGCCAACTAAGAGCCTGCCGGAGCTGTCAACGGCTAAGCGTTCAGACGAATTTGTTACGTCGTAAAGAGCAAATCTACTAGTGGGACGGATTTCCCAGTCTTGATTGTCGTTATCGTCCTCAAACCTGACGTATGGAGAATTGGCTTTTAAATGTAATAACGTATCGGGACTCGTAGTGCCAATCCCTACGCGGCCTGAGGAGTCGATACGCATTCTTTCGTCGCCGCCACCCGTGCCAAACGCAATTTCACCTTCCGCGCTATCTGTTTTTAATGTAATCAGCGCACCGCTAACGCTATTGGCCGTTCCAGTAACAATGCGAAGCAGTCGTGTTGTATCGCTAGTGCCGAAGTTGGCAATTTCACCTTCTGCGCTTTGAAAAACAGAAAGCAATGCGCTAGGCGTAGAAGTCCCCAGACCTAAGCGACCAGAGCTGTCGATAACTAAACTTGGAGAGCTATTGCCGGCGGTATGAAAACTAAGCGATTGACTGGTTTGGTTGTACTCAATAAGACCATCTTGCGCGCCGAGGCCAGAACCGGAATTATCTGCAAACGCAATACTTGAAGTGCCAGAAGTTCCTGTTCTCAGAACAATGCCTAAGGTTGTTTCGGCGCTAGTTCCAAAAACAAGTGCTTTCCCATAATCGGTATAACCACTAGGAGCACTGGTTGCAATACCAACATTCCCATTCGCATCAACAAACAACCGCCCAGCACCATTAGTCGAGATGGCTACTTGGTCCACGCCAGGTGAATAAACACCCGTATCAGTACCCGAACCCGTAAAAGCAACGCTCGGTGCAGCAGCCGTTCCATCAGGAACAATCACAGGCAGCGTGCTAGTCACCGCTGTGGTGCTCACCGTCATCCGGCTAGAGCCGTTAGTGGCAATACCTACCGTGTCGGTGGTGCTAAGGAAAATCCCGTTTCCGTCGTCCGACTCAAAGGCAATCGCCGGGGCTGCTGCCGTTCCATCCGGCACACCCTTGAACAACTCGCCAACGGTGATCTTTTTGTTCTTGTCCGCTGCAGCGGCTTCGCTTACGTCAACAATGG